ACTGGGTCACCGCCACCAAAAACACCGCGAGTGAGAGAGGCGCAAGCGGCTAAGTTACTCCTACCAATCGTCAAATCACCGAAGTCAGTGGCATTAGCAGCCGTAGAAATGTTAATTCGGTCGATTACATTGCTGGTAGCAGCCGCATACCCACCCCCAAACAGCCCAATCGGCCCGGACGGCCACGAATTTGCGGCGTTTGCCTGAAGCTGCTGCACGAGGGTCCATACGCCTGAAGCTGCCGTACTCGTAGGAGCCGGAGGGTTAGCGGTAATGAAGCCGCCCTTGTACCGCTGGGACATTAGCTAGTCCTTATCAGGCGTTGATTTCTTCCCAACTCGCAGTCACCACGAGGTCGCTGGCCGTGCCCGCCGTTGCGCCGATGCTCTCGTTCTCCAACAGATAGATGGAGGTGGTTTTATCTACGACGATGAGAGTGGCATCAGCCGGGACAGAGATGGTGGAGGCAATCGGGTAAGCTGTGCCACCAAGAGCCGCCGCGCTGTACTTGTTGATAGTGATGTCCGCAGCCGATGTGCCGTCCACGTTCGCCACCATGATGGTGTTGATCTTATAGACCTTACCGCTGGATGCGGCGTTACTGACAACGCTGGTTGCGCTGGTCGTGGTCAGCGAAACGCTGGCATTATTGCCGTAGATCGCGGCGACGTTGACGATGTTTGGATTTGCCATGTCCTATCCTTACAGTCCGAAGATCATCGCAAAGGCGATGCTCTGGCCCTTGCTTACACCAGATGACGGCGTCGAGAAGGTCAAAACGCCAGAGCCATTGGTGCTAATCACCTGACCGGACGTTCCGTCTGCGGTCGGGTACTTCAGTCCGGCGGGGTTGTTCATCAGCCTCGTGACTGTGCCTGACGCATTCTCGGCATACAGCGCCATGTCAGTGTTAGCAATGTTGATCGCCAACTCACCGGGGGCGAGGTTGCCTGAAACCGGAACAGCAGCCCCAGTAGTGCTTCTGTAAAGCTGGATTGGCGTGTAATTTGTTGCCGCCATTAGAACGTACCTCCGTCAACACCGCCAAAAGAAGGAGCAGATGACCCATTAGATAGCAGAACTTGGCCTGCAGTGCCAGCCGATGTGAAGGCATACGCCGTGCCGGTGCCGTAAGCAACTGCGCCTGCAGTCGGCGTAGCTGTGGCATTCGTGCCGCCGCGCGCCACAGAGAGTGTCCCAGACCAACCCAAAGTCAACGATGTAGCTGCAAGCAACGCGGTCGAAGGTGCGCCACCAAGCGTCAACGTGACATTGGTGTCGTCTGCTTTAGTCAGCGCAGCGCCGCTGCTGATGTCGCTGGCGGGGATGGTAGCAGAAGCCGTAAAAGCCGAGGTGCCGTTGCCTTTGACGTAACCTGTAAGCGTAACGGCGCCCGTCCCCCCGTTGGCAACGGCCAACGTACCCGCAAGCGTAATATCCCCAGTCGTTCCCGTGGATGGTGTGAAGCCGGTAGTCCCGGCGCTGAACGAAGTGACGCCCGCATTGGTCAGGCTGCCTGCCGATAGCGAGAGGCCAGTTCCTGCGCTGATCTCCTCCGCCGCGCCCGTGCCCGCTGTGGTGCGTCCCAGCAGCTTGCCGGTCGCCATCGTTAGGTCGTGCTCGGCGTTCCAGTTTGACGGCCGGACAAGCGACGTGTCGCCGCCGTCGGCTACGGCAGACACGAAATTATGCTTGAGGCTGACGGTCATGTCGGAGCCTTACAAAGCGAAGATGCCAGAGGCATTCCATGTAATCGCGATGTCGCCGCCGTTCGGCGTCACTGGCAGGTTGGTCACACCCGTGTCGATGTAAGCAACCAGCGGCGAAGTAGCCGCACTGCCCGTGTCGATGTAGATGACGATCGCCACGACCTGCGAGCCAGTGACGGCGGTGTAAGACACATCCGCGCCGTCGAACACGCCATTGGTGAAGGTCTTGGAGCCAATGGTTTGCGGCGTGCCGACCACTGACGCGCTGACACTGCTGTAATACTGATCCGAGGACGAGTAGGTGTAACCCGCCGTCACCAGCGCGGCCTTGACGGTCTGGCCGTCAAGGTCGTTGTTTGTTGTGAACTCAAGCAGGGCTTGCTTCCACTTAGGCCATAGAGCGTTTGCCATAGTTTAACTCCTGTCAGCACTTGCCCTTGGGCATAGACGAAAGGCCGCCCATCTTGAAGCCCGCCATATGGCGCGCACGTTGGATAAGTGGCGTGACACTGAAGCCCGCGCCTGCCGGGCCGCGTGCAGGCTCCGCGCGGCTGTAGCTGCGGGCGTTCTCAACCATAACTTCCCGGCTTTTAGGGGTCGCCTTGCGGCCGATCAGCCGCCGCTCGTTGCCCTCCTCGACGGCCATGCGATTGCCGCGTTCAATGGCCTTTCCGGCGGCGCGAACAGCGCGCTCGCTCATGCCGCCCACGTCGCGGTTTGACTGCTCCAGCTCGGCCATGGTGATGCGGCGCCCGCGCTTGTCAACTGGACGGGTAGAGATCGGCTCGTCCATGATGCCGCCGCGGGCCTTCTTGGGGATTTTCGCCCCGGCCTTGCGCGCCTCACTGAGGGCGATCGCTACCGCCTGCTTGGGGTTGGTTACTTCAGGGCCTTTCTTCGAGCCGCTGTGAAGCGTGCCCGCCTTGAACTCACCCATGACCTTGCTGATCTTGGCCGCGCCCTTGACTTTTCCACCCTTGGCGTAGCCGTCACACGAGCCGCCCTTCATGTAATGGGTCTTGGTGCTGTTCTTAAAGCCGTCCATTGTCATGTCCCTTTCTTGACGCGGAACCGAGCGGTCTTCTCGGCGATCTTTTTGGGTTGTTTTGCGAACTGCTTACCCTCGGCTCGCGCCTGCCGCTTAGCACGGGTAGTTGCGGCGTACTCAGCTACTGATAGCGATTTAATAGCCTTGGCAGGTAAATACCGCTCTCCCGTGGCTTCGGGGCCTTGTGTAGATGGTTTCCCGCTTTTGGTGCGCCAGTCTTGCTTGGTCCAAGCATTCAAACTCTTCTGAGATTTAGCGAGGGCGCTCATTTGTAGCCTCCGCCGCTTTCTTTATAGCGTTTTGCTAACATCTGAGCCTTACGCGCTGACCACTGACCCGGAGCGCCGCCGCTGCCGCTGGCCTTGATATTTTCAAACAGACGCTTTCGCATGCCCGGCTTGGTGTAATTTCCAGCCTCATTTACACGCGATTGACCTCCTTCAGCGTAGCCTTCAATTAAGCCGCCCTTAGCCTTGCAGTCCCACTTGCGCAGCGACAGCGCCTTGCGCGTCGGGCGCCCCTTCTCGTCCGTCATCGGGCCGGGCATGCCGCTCATCCGAGCACAGAAGGACTTGCGCCGCGCCGCCGCCTTGGGCGACTTCTTGGCCTGCTTGGCGCTGACGGGAGGCTTGATGTCGTGCCCTTGGGCGCGCAGCGACGCGCGCCCCTTGGCGTTCAACCCGCCCGTCTCGGACTGCCCCTCCTTGCGCGTCCAAGCGCCGCCCTTGGCGCGCTTAACCGCGAAGTCCATGCCCGTCACCATCTTACTGCGTTGACTGCTGGACCACAGTCACGCGAGCCGTGCCAGTGCCTGCGGTGAAGTTCACCCGCACCGCGCGCATGAGTGTCGTGGTAGAATGGGTCTGGTCGGTAGTCGCGTTGGTGAACGCGCCGCCCGCCGCCGGGTGGGCCACAGCAAGCTGCGTAATCGAGGTGTCGAACGGGTCTTCGTTCGTATACTCGACGCTGTAGGTAATCGAGCCGCTCAGTTCATTGACTGAGATCGTCGTCACCTGATTGGGCACATAGATGTCCAGCGGCCACCACGGGCCGGTGCCGAAGCTGGGCGTGTCGGGATTGCCGACCTCAACAGTCTGGGTCGTGTAGGTCGTCACCGTGGCCACCGCGATCGCGGTGATTGTCTTGAACAGCTTTGTAGTGCTCTCGGTGTTGTTGTTTACTCCGGTCACGGTGTCGGTGATGGGCTGCCCGGTGGCGTTAGTCCCCGTCACGGTGAACGTGACATCGGAAATGTTGCTGGTGCTGGCAAAGTCCACCGTGGTGGCTTCGGGAAACGTGACCACGCCGCCCGAGGCAAACGCGCCGCCGAGTGTGAGATTAACGCCGTTAACGGGTGTCTCGGCAGTAACCGCGCTGTTGGGGTCGGCCGCCGCGTACGAAATCGTCTTCTGGATGGGACGCATGCCTGTATCCTTGTAGAAGTTAGGGGCGCGGCTGTTACACCGCGCCCCAGCCCCCTGTTTTAACGCTCTTTGGCCGCGTAGATGTAGTCAACCGTCATCGTCTTAGCGACTGCCTCACCGTTCTGGAGAGCAAAGCTCACCGTGCAAGTGGTGTCGGGCAGGTACGTAGACGTGGCGTCCAGCGAACCCTTGACGCTGCCGTTGACTTCGTAAACGACCTTGCTTTCGCCGTCGTAGTAGAAGCCGAGTTCGATGAAGGTGTCATCCGCCAGCGTGGCGATTGACGACGCCGAAGTTGAGCCAGTGGAGGCATTCTTCCGGCAGATCACGCTGAACGCTGTCGAGCCATCCGCCTTGAGGAAGTACACCCCGTCCGTCACATCCAACGGCGTGGTGTCAATGACCTGAAGGCCGATGACCACATCCGACTGGGTGGCATCCGAGACTTTGAAGCGGCACCGGAAGAACGTCTTTTTGCCCGCCGTAAAGGTGAAGGCAGCCGGCGTCTTCTGAAGCGCGACAAGGTCATCATCAGCGGCGCTGTTGGTCAGCAGAAGCAAACCTCCATCACCCGCAGTCAGGGCCTGCGTAGCCCCCGCCTGCGTCTCTGTGACGACCCAGTCACCCGCCGTGTAGGTGTCAAAGTCGTTGAAGTACTCGTGGAACAACGTCGCATCAGGCTGAACCATGTCCGCAAACAGGTCCGTCTCACCGACGTTGGTCAGGCCATACGGAAAGCGTGTGTTCGAAATGTTACCCATGGTATCCTCCTATGGACAGAGGCGGGAGGCCGAAGCCCCCCGCGCTCGGTTAGATACCCGGCGTACCGTACACGCCGCGCGGGTCGGTCCAGCCGAACGCATAGCGTTCAGTGGCCTTGTAGCGCATGCTGTCGGTTTCGAAATCGCCTTCCATGGACTTCTCAAGGCCGCGACGCATCGCCAGCTTGAGACCTTCCGGCGCGTCGGTCTCTACCCACCACGCGGTGGTCGAGGTGATACGCGACAGGTTGGCCTGACCATCGTCCAGCAATCCCATGCTCTTGACAGGGTTGATGTCGTTGTTGGCCGTGCCTGCGCGCAGCGCCGACTTGAGGAGAACCTCGGCCTGAAACACGTTCGAAGGACCGGTGACGATCTTCTTGGGCGTCAGGCGGATGCGTTTGCCGTTGTTGTCCACGGCGTTCCTGATCTGGATCAGGAGCTGCTCGAGCGAGGTCTGCGACAGGTTGGCTGCCGTGGTCAGTTCGTTCGAGAAGGTGCCGGTGGCGATCGGGTGATCGGTCGCGACCAGTTCCTTGCCGTCGCCGCCAGTGTAGGTGGCGTTGAAGGCACGGTTGAGGATGTTCGCGCCAAGGGTTTCCTTGGTTTCGATCAGCGACTGGGCGAGGTGACGCGCATAGGTCTGGCCGATGCGGATGTGGTCACCGTCTTCGACGAGCACCTTCGTCAGCGCGAATGCAAGGCCGTAGACCTTGTAGACGTAGCGCTGGATGAAGAGCACGCCACCCGACTGGTAGGTGACCGGCATGCCGTCCGGCAGTTCTGGCGCGGCACCGAAGCCGTAGAGGACAGGCTCTTCGTGGTAGTTCCGGGGGATGCCCTTGAACTCCTTGAAGACCTGCGACCACTCATCGGCGCGCTGGTCATAGATGCCGTTGAACTCTTCGTTCAGGATCGGCTCGACGATGGAGCGAAAGTCAGTGCTCCGCATTGGGGTAGCCATGTCTCAAGCCCTCCTTAGTAGTCGGCAATATCAGCGACGTTCTGATGTTCGCTGATCTGCACTTGAACGATGACGTAGGTGTCACCCCACGCGTTGTCCGGACCCGGCGTGATGCCAATGACGCGGAAGGCGGCATTGTTGGCGAGCGACGAAACGGCCAGCATCTGCGAAGAGAGGCCGGTGGTCGCGTTGCCGGAGGCGGAGGTGAAATCGTACTGGCCGCCGATGGTGGTGACATCCATGGTGGCGTTCGACTGGATTTCGTACACGATGCTCGGGTCGAGCGTCGCGTAGGCAACGATCTGGGTGGCACCCGACTGGGTGACCCACTTGTTGCTCACGCGGCGGCGGCCGTCGCTGTCCGTCCACTCAACACCCTGAAAGGTGCCGATGAAACGGTCGTTGACCGCGGCTGCCTCAAGGTAGCCGTTGTTCAGCTTGACCGGCTGAAACTGGTAGATCGTAGTCGCATACGTCGCTTCGATCTCGTAAGCGGTGGGGCGAACCACACCGCTCGGAGAGTACGCGGGCCGAAGCCCGAAAGGCGAAGAAGTAGAGGCCATTTGCGCTCACTCCTAAACTGGGTTGCGTTATCCCCGCCTAGGTAAAGATACCGCGTCGGGGGGCGTATTCACGCATCTCCGACATGCCATCGCCTTCGAATATCGTCGTACCGGCTCGCTCGGCCTGATCGCGCATCATCTCCGCGACTTCGGCGAGTTTGTCCTCTTCCCGCAACGGAGCGTCGTGGTGAGCTTCCTGCATGAACTTCTCGTAGAGGCTCAAGGGCAGCTTAAACGCGAGCATCTCGTTGACCCCGAGCATCCCGGCGTATTCGCCGGTCTTGATCGAGGCGTGGGCCATTCCGGGCACCTCCTCCACCTTCACAGGCTCGTAGCCGAGCTGCATGCGACGGTAGATCGGGTCGCGCGGGTTGGTCGTGGTGAGCCAGCACATATGATAGCCCGGAAGGTCCGGCAAATCAGGAAGTGCGTCGTTGAACAACTGATTTCGGAACATCTCGAGCCGGTCGTCTTCGCTCATCTCACGATCCTCGGTGACCTGTCGGTCCTGTCCGTGTCTCGTAGCCTCGCGGCGACCTACTACATCGAAGTCCTTCTTCAGCTTGGCGTCTTCAGTGTCTTTCGTCATGTTGTCTCACTCCTCAATCAGCGAGCCGAACCGTTGTCGTAAGCCTGATACGCCTTCAAATAGCGTTGGCGTTGTACGGGGTCATCCCATACGCCAGCCTCCATCATAGCCTGCTTTCGCTCCGGTGTCACGTATATTTCTTTGCGGGTACTTGCGGGTGCGTGTTGGCGTGTATTGCCCGTCGGCGGGGCGCGCCTGCGGGTAGTCTTCGGCTCGCCCTCATCGCCGATTGCGTCGGCGACGCGGCTGGTCAATTCTTCCCAGTATTCGCGCGTCGTCGGGTTGTAGCCGTCACGCACCAACTCGTTGTCGATGGCCTTGGTCACGGCGCTGTCGCGGTCGCGGCCCTGCGGGTCGTACCACGGGTTGGCTTCCATCCACTGCCGGGCGTAGTTGACTACGGCCGGATCGACCTGCGGCACCTGTGCCTGCTGCTGCGAGTAGGCGAGCTGCTCGCGCGCCTGCTGCAACTGCTGCACGTCGACGATGGCCTGATCGCGGATGCGCATGGCCGCCACGACATCCTGCCCGTTGCCCGCCTCGGTGGCAGAGGCGATGATGCTCTCGGCCTGCTCAACCTGCCGGGTGGCCTGCTGCAGCCGCGCCTCGAGCGTTTGGACGTTGGACGAGACGGCGTGGCTCTCAACGCCGCCGACACGCTGCTGCAGGTCAGCCACGGTGCGGCGCAGCATCTCAATCTCGGCGCGGGCGGCGTCGCGGGCGCGCTTCTGGATTTCACGGCGCTTTCGGCGCTTGGCGTGCGTGGTTGAGGTGGCGATGTCCTCCTCGCTGTCGTCCTCGCTCTGCGCTAGGCGCTCGTCCTCATCTTCACCCTCATCGGCGTCGTCCTCGGCCTCGGCGTCTTCGGGCGGCGTCTCTACGGGCACCAGCTCTTCGGTGTCTTCGTCTTTCTCAGTCAAAGTATTGTCAGCCATGTGACCGGCTCCTTTTCAGCCTTATCGTCCTCACAAAAACGCCTTCATCTCGAGCGGGCTGCCCGTGATTTCGCCCAAGAGGTCGAGGTCGTTGAACAAGACGAAGATGATTTCCTCGCCGTCTGCGATACGGACTGACCAGCGGTCGCCCCCGTATTTCGGTGCCCGCACATAG